GGTGGTTTGCGCCTTGCAGATGTGCGCCTTGCAGGTCTGCGTCTTGCAGGTTTGCGTCTTGCAGGTCTGCGCCTCGCAGATGTGCGCCTTGCAGGTTTGCGTCTTGCAGGTTTGCGCCTCGCAGGTCTGCGCGTTTTCCCTCATCCCCCATAAGCCAGCTTTTGTGGCTATCGAGTATTCCCTGTAATTCTTTTTGCGTTATTTTTTGCTTTTCACTCATGTTGTCGCCTCCTTAGTTAGTGTTTCCATGTAAAAGTTAGTTGCTTTGTTCACCTATATTATATAATATAATTCGACATTGTCAAGGAGAAACTTTAACCTTTTATAAGAAAAATAAAAATACCTCGATACCAAAACTACTACATTTTTAGCACCGAGGTATTTCACATAAGGAAATTTTTCTCTCCGATAAAATCATCACCCTATTTTTTCTTTGACCATTTCAAATAATTGTTCTGTATCTAAATCCCTTGCTTCCTTATCTATATACTTTTTAACCATATCCTCAAAAGATGTATCTGTGTCTACCTGCAACCTCGACACTTTAGTATAGTTTTTTTCATAGTTGAATACCATGTTTTCAGTATTCAATTGTTTTTTTAATCTCTCTTCATCAATCGGTACAGGTGAGTCTACTCTTACATAATCATTTATAGAGATAATATCACGAGCAGAAGATTCTTCTATTTCATCTTCTTTCAAGACATGAAACATGGGAGCCGTTACTCCAAGCTCTTCTATACTTAGATCATCTAAATTAAGAATGCTGCACCCTCTAGCATCTCCAGCATCCCCAAAAGTGTGTGCTACTAAAGACCCGATACAGTGAATGTTCTTTCCCAGTTTTTGGCGTTTATGATAATGCCCATTTAATACCAGATCAAACTGGGAGAAACTTTTGACACCTAATCCACCTTTCAATTTATGCTCTCCAGACCCTACCTTAGCCCCCTCTATATCAGCATGAGTTACTAAGATATTAACCCCATCTTTATGTGTCTCTATATTCTTTATATCCAAAACTTTACTGTAAGGGACAAAATAAACATATATAGATTTTAGCGGAGAGCCGCATAATTGAATTTCTTCTATTGTATTTGTAACAAGTCGATTATTACTTAAACTGTCATAAGTAGAATATAAAGAAGAAGCAGTAGGATAATCATGGTTCCCTGCCAGCAAAGTTGTACGGCCAGAAAACCCTGTAATTATCTTACACACCTCGTTGAATTCTCGAATATGTAGTCTATCCCTAGTATGGAATAAATCACCTAAAAACCAGACCTCTTCTATTTGCTCATCTTCTGCGTATTTATACACTTCGTTTATTGCATTAAGAATAATCTTAGATCGAGAATTCAACCCGTCTGACAGAGTAGTAGAAAATTGCTTATACGGATACAGATGGGTATCCGAAAACAACATAACCTTGCTCATTCTAATCCTTTCAATTTCTCCTGTACTGCCTGACGAATAAATTCAGATTTAGACATGCCTAACTTTACAGAGGCTTTATCCATCTCTTCTTTCAAATCAGGAGTAATCATATACGAATCTCCTACCATACGTTCCCCGTCAATAGGGGTTCGTCCTAGCTTAGAACTATTTTCATCTGTTTTCATTTTTTGCTCCTTGCAAAAATATACTACAATAAATTAAATTTTTCCTATTTTAGTATAGGTTAAACAATATTTTTATTACAAAACTTACTCAATAATATTTTTTATATTCTTTAAATAATGTTCATCTGCGGTAAAGAAAATAGTCATTTTACGCCTCCGTCTAATAAAATCTCCTTCTCCAAATCTACATTATCAAGCAAAATTTTATCAAATTCATTTGCTCTAAATTTATTCTCTTTATAAGATAACCAACCCCCCGCACGAATCACTATACCTCTCAAAAGAGCCTTTTTAAGCAATTGACTTGCTCTGTCGTACCCTCTATCAAAATATATGTCTACTTCACACTCCCTAAAAGGGGGTGCTACTTTATTTTTTATAACTTTAACCTTTGACGTTATCCCAACAATTTCATTTTTCTCTACTACATTACCCTTCCGGGCCACCCTCAAACCAACAGAAGAATGAAATTTGAAAGGTCTTTCTGCAAGGAACGTATCAGGAGACCCATAACCCACCATGATATTTTGTTTTATCTGATGTATAACAATTAATAAACAATTGGCCTTAACTAAATCAGAAGGAACATGCCTCAGATTAAAAGAGGCTACCCTAGCATGACTACCCACCTCTTTACTTCGAGAGGCTCCTGTGCTATTTTTAGAGGCTTCTATATCCGCATCTATATCAGATTTAGTAGGTGTACCAGAAAAACTGTCCCAAACAATAACTGTAGGTTTATCCTCTCCTTTTTTAGATGTAATGCCATCAGTCAAAGCCTTTATAGCAGCAAACGCTTTTTCTACTGTTTCAGGTTGGATGATAAGAGTTTTACTCAAATCCAAACCCATCTTTTCTGATCTGTCATAACTAAATGCTTCTTCTGTCTCAATGAGAACTGCTCTACCTCCCATCTTCTGACACTCTATGAGTACGTGTATAGCCATAGTAGTCTTACCGGCGGCCTCTTTACCTATGAAGTTCACTAGACGGCATAAGGGGAGTCCTTGACCCCCCAGAGCCTCATCCACCTCAATTGATCCAGTAGAAACATAGGATAAATCTTCAGCCTTATCTGACATTAACATAGCCGATCCAGCCCCAAATTTACTGGTAACAAACTCTACCAGTTTATCTATTGATTCTATGGACATGATTATCCTTTACTTTGTATTACGTTTTTTAGTTTCAAGTATACAAGCATCTCTATCATTTGTGCATCTGACACACATTTTATCGTCATCCTCGTATGAACCAAAACACTTCAATCTTCCTTTAACAGGTTTAACTTTATCTGTCTTAACCTTTTCAGGTTCAGCCTTACCAGACAAGGACTCTCCAATTTGCGGGGGGGCATCTTTTACTTCCCCGTCTTCTACATCTTCCACTGCTTCACTAATAGGAGCAGTTTGAAGCACTGTATCCACAGTGGCCGCTTTTTCAGGAGAATCACCCATAAGATTTATTATGTCCAAATCTTCACCATCATACAAGGCTTTCTGTTGGTCATAATTAAACTTAAACACTTGGTTAGACAGATCATGGAGGTCATTCAAATAACCTTTACCTGTAATAGGATAAGGAGTCCTAGCGGGTGTAACCGTATATTTAGGCCAATCACCTTTCATAATCTTGTTTATAATGATGGGGACACCTGTCTCTACGTTAGTAATATCCCCCCAATCCCCAGAAAAAAGAGAAATCAGACCATCAAAAATCGTAGCACAAGGATTAAACATCTGAACACCAGCGGCCTCGTCATCCAAATCTACAAGGTTCACATAGATAAGTGGAGACTTCTTTATTTTGTTTGCCAATTCTTTATTGGATTCTAACAATTCTTCACAGAGTTCGCAGTAAAAACAAGGTTTACCTTCACTCTGGGTACATGCAACTGGCAAACTTCTCTCGCCCTGTGTCCAATGCACATCTACTGAATACCAGAAAAACTTTTCATCTTTTTTCCACGGAGGCATAATCCTCACCCTGTTATCTCCTATCTTCGGTTTCCATCTACCACCAGATTTCCTTTTTTCATACACCTTTTTGACCGAATCAACATCTGTTATACCGTAACTCATGTGTTATCCTCCGTTAATTAAATGGTTAAATTTTATAATTATTTCATATCAATTATGAAAATTCTATTAACCTTGCCCGTTGCCTGAAGCCTTTTCATAATTGATTGCATCTCTCAATTTACCTTCTTTCAACGTCAAATGTACAATAGATGACAGCATATCCTTCCTCATCCAATAAGCCTTTTCTACTGCTGTTAATACGCCTACTTTTTTCTTCCAGTCTATTACTTCACCTTTTTTCTCTTGAAGTTTTATATCCCGTAAAACCGTCTGTTTTACTATTGTTTCTGTTACACTTCCTCCAGCAGCTTTTAATTCTATTCTTTTTAGTTTATCAAGTTCTGCAAACAATACATCTAACTCAAATTTTTTAGTCTCTAACTCTGCTTTTGTTTCTTCTAACATGGCCGCATAATACACATATTTAGAAGATTGTTCTGCTACTTCTTCAGAAAGATTGTTCCTATCTATCCGTAAATCTAAGCTCAACTCTGTAACTGTCTTAATTTTCTCTTCAGGCTTCATGTGATAGTCTCCATTTTCAAAAGGTATCCTATATTATATGATATAATAATAGGAAAGTCAAGGGGTTTTTTAAATACTATTATTCTATTTTCATCCTCTCTAAAATCTTTTCGGTTTCACTCTCATCACCCCAGAATCTTCCAGCAGAGAAATCTACGGGAAAAACCTTATTAGATAACTCTGGTACAGGTGTTTCCATCTCTTCAATTAATATCTTTGAAGCAAGTACAATCTCATCCTCTGGGGATTCACAATAAATAGCATCATGGTGGGATATTATAATATTAGTCCTCATACCCTGATACCTTTTATGTAAACGAATAAATACCGAATTACATAAATCACCACCAGCAGATTGAATAATAGCATTAAATCCCTGCCTGACAGACTCTTCTCTCTGAATAGCCATAGTCTCCCTAACCCTATCACCATAGAAAGTTCGTATGAAAGCATCTGTCAATGCCCCCAAATTACCTAGTCTCCGTCTCCTACCCCATACAGTTTCAATGAACCTCATTTTTTTCATCTCTGCTACTTTTTCATCTCTCCACTTTTTGAAGCCTTTGAACGATTCAAAATACCCATCTAAATATGCTTGAGCAACTTCAACAGTCATACCATATTCATCAGAAATACTCTTTGCACCTCTCAAATAGTTTGCTCCAAAGACTACTCCTTTAGCATTCTTTCTTTCTTCGTCTGTTATTTCTTTCTCTTCCTTACCTAAAATATCAGCCGCCACCATCCTATGTATATCTAAACCCTCTTCAAAATAGGAATTAAGTTTTTTATCTCCTGATAATACCGCCGCGATCCGTACCTCTAACTGTTTCCAGTCAGCCCCCATCAAATACATCCCATCAAGTACAGATATTATAGATCGCATGTTCTTTTTAATATTATGTATAGCAGGTTTACGACAAGCCAATCTCCCTGTTACTGTCCCATCCACACGCCAGTCTGGGTGTACTTTCATATTTTCATCTGCATGTTTAAGAATACCCGTCTTACCATCCGACCCTTTAAGGTAATCACTCCGCTCTTTAGCTAGACTTTTATACTCTATCAAGAATTCTATAATAGGATGCTTGCCCTCAAGAAAGGCTAAAACCTCCTTATCTGTAGATTTACTCCCAGTTTTAGTTTTTTTAATAGAGGGTAATTTAAACTCAGTAAAGAGTATTTCTACCAATTGCTTAGGGGAATTAGGATTAAATTTTCTGCCTACAATACCAATCATCTTATTTACTAACTCTTCTATTTCAATATTATGAGTATCCTGCATCTCATCAAGGGCCGCAACACCTAATTGAATACCCCCCAAAGATATACTCATTATGACTTCTGACAACGGTATAACTATCTTTTGATGGAGTTCAAATAATCTGCCCTCTTTCAAAGCTGCATCTTTCAAAATCTTTGCTACCCTATACGTAGCATCCGCATCTTGTGCGCCGTACAGCCACAGAGCATCCTCTGGAACATTTTGATACCCCTGCTTCGCTTCGGGGAACCTATCCTTTAAATCTTTGAAAGGAGACATCTCAGTATATTTATTAGTCAAATATTCCAGACTCTTATGCTCTTCTTCTTGTATCTGATGATGCAAATATTGAGTGTCCAACTCTGTATTATTGACTTCTATCCCTAAATTACAGCGCAATATAGACCTATCAAACATACTATTATGTGCAACTTTAGGTGTAGCCCCCCCAAGAAAATCTTTTAATAAGGCTATAACCTTTACTTTGTTCTCCTCTGACCAGACCTCCCTACACTTGAATCCGTATAAGGGCACTGTCCAGCCATAGCCCACCCTATTTGAAAATTGGATAGAGATTATAGTATCATTACGCACATCCAAACCTGTTGTCTCTGTGTCATACGATACAAAATCAGAAGATGTTTTCAGGTACTCCATCAAACTTTCAACACCAGCCAAAGTCAAAACACTGTTATAGGAACATCTACTATTCAACTTTGCACAATAACCTAAATAATCATTGAACTTAGATGCTTTTACCGCCCGCTTTAAGTCTTTCAATAAGATAGGTAAATCAACCCAATGAGTTAAAATATATGCAGGGTGGTACGTGGGAATGAAAACTATCCCCGGAAATTCCTCCGACTCCTGTATAAGACTTCGTATTTTATCTATCTTACTTGATCGTTTTAATACAGATTGAACAGCAGGATTACCCAATAACACAACCACTTTGGGCTTCAAATCCTTTATCTCTTTTACTATATGCTTGCGGCAAGCAGTAATCTGCGCCCCAGTAACCTTATTGTCTTTGGTATTAGATTTACATTTTACAGCATTAGTCACATAAATAGACCGCCTTGCTATGCCTACTTTAGTAAGACAATGATCCAATAATTTACCTGCATCTCCAATGAAGGGTTTTCCTTTCAAATCCTCTAAAAATCTAGGGAAATCCCCTACAATCATTATCCCACTAGACAGAGAACCTTCGCCCTTCAAACAATTAGTCTTTACTGTTTTATGTAATATACAATCTGTACAGGTCAATTAAAGTCTCCAATCAGTTAATTATCCTAACTCATCTTCTAATTTATCAAAAAAATTCTCACCAAGCCAAGCAAGATCACTTTCCATTTTATCGTCTAACATGATAAAACCTTTTTCTACATTCTTGCCCGCAATTAAAGTGATCAAAACATTATCACAATCTTTAGTGTCCCCTGCCACAATCTCAAATAGGACAGATGGTAATTTACTTCTTCCATACTCAAAGACCACCTTGCAAGCACTAAATTTACCTGCTACTTTATCTTTGAGGGTTTCAAGGACTTCTGCCATAAACTTTGTCTTAAATTTAAAAAAAGGTTCTCTTAAATGATTCTGCATAACTTTCTCCCTAATAAAAAATATACTTATACCTTCCTATCAAAACTGCCCATCTTCCCAAAAACAGAATACCAAACCCACCAAAGGAAGCCTACGGTCTCTACTGTCTCTTTCCTTATTACCTTCTGCATACCCTTTCCATTACAAGCTAGACAAATACCCTGAAACAAAAAAGCCTCCATAACATTTCTAGGAATCTTACCTTCAAAATCCGACTTAACATGACGCAAATCTTTTCCTGTGCCTGAGCAGACATTACACTTAATCCACTCTTCAGTTTTATGTATCCGTCTCACTATACGACCTCCTTGTTTAATGTATCTGATAATTTATAATAAAAACTTCTTCCATCCCTTTTAATCTTTATTACCCCCTCAGACTTCAAATCCTGCAAAATCTGAGAAAGAGTCGTACCCTTCTTTCCAGTCCTTTCTTGATAATATAAAATAATTTCCTTCTTACTTTTCCAATCCATAGAAATACATTCTAAAATAATATCTTTATTGCTCTGTCCCACTTTTCCTTTATACATCTTCACAACACCTTTAGGAGAAAAACTACAAACATACTCACAAGAACTGTTTTCCTCACAGTGGATACACGCCTTTACCTCCGCAGAATATAATTTTCCAAAACAAGGTAAATTACTTTTCATCTTGCCCCTCCGAATAAATATCATAGAGTTCTGTTTTAACTTCTCTCCATAAATAAATCCTAATATCCCTGTACTCTACTGTTAAATTTTCAAAGAATCTTTGGGGATGAAAAACCGTATCACGACATTTCAAATATTCCTCCAATAATTCAAAGGCCATAGGAGATAACCGCTTTCTCAATACCCATAAAATATCATTAAAATCTATATCATTCAAGCCATCTAAATCACCTCTGCCCCTAAAAGCATCAAACTCATACCCTTTACATTGAGAAACATTTTTATACTCTTTATAAATATAATCAACCATAGAATTCCGTATTAGTAATATGCACCAAGTAGAAATATTAGCACCATTACTTTTTTCAACTACATACGTATCAAACCCTCTCACCATTGATAAATAACCTATGTTTATCAAATCCATAAAAGCCACAAAAGGGAATTTTTTGGACAGTACATTAGACATTTTTTTTACTGAAAACATTATATCTTTAGTTATTTCATTGTAACTATTCAACCTATTCACACTCCTCGAAACGCATAAAATCACCATTGAAATAGAGTACCGTACTACCACCCGAAGACCTACGAGCTTTTAAAATCTGTATCAATGTCCTCGACTCAAAGGTTTGTTGCGTACCATCATAATCTTCTTCAGAAACCGTCTTACTTGTTCCTACAGGCTTTCTGTAAATACCTAGCATAGTATCACAAATTGACGCTAATAAGCCACTATCCCGTGCATCAAACATAGTCAATTTAGATGTCAAAGAAACTTTTCTAGGCTGTACTATCACAATAATTACGATCCCTAATTCAGCCGCCAACAATTTAAAAGATTGAGCAGCCATACCTACCTCAGCCGTAATATTATCCGCTGAATGACAAAGGAAATGGAGATGGTCAAAAACCACTACTTTAACCCCGTATCTCTGTACCGCTTGTCTAATATTATCCATTACTATTTCTAATGTATTTACACTACCTACGCCCGCAAAATATAAGGGCCAGTTATACATAGCCCCTTTTGTCAAAATAATATCTTCTAATCGTATATCTTTTTCTGATACATTTCTATGATTAGAAACAACACGACTAAGTAATTCAGGTACAGACATCTCAAGACAGTAAAAAAAGCAAGGCACAGACTTCTTAGCCAACTCATAAACAATGTTAAGAGTAAACGCAGTCTTTCCCATCGACGCAGGTGCAAGTATCATTAAAAGATTTCCTGCATCCATTCCTCGTACAAGTCTATTCAATTTAGGCCACGGCAGATCAAAAGAAGTAGATATTCCCTCCCCCACTGTTCTATCTTCTATCAACCAGTCAAATGCTTGCAAAGGAGGCATTATAGTTAGTTTACCCGCAAGAGGAGTTTCTTCTATAATCGCTTCTAATTCTGGTTGACCATACTTCATAAAAAAATCTGTAACATCATTAGTAGGCAATTTTATATTATAACACCTACCTGCATCCAACCTCTTTATCGCTTCCCTCGCCCCTGCCCGTCCTGCTACATCCATATCATACAACAGATATATTTTTTCCATAGAAGCCAATTCATCATAGGAAATAGCAGAAAAACTATTCGCACCCGTAGGAACAGATACCACAGGATAATACCCATTTTGAGACAACACTATTGCATCTAACTCGCCCTCAGTAATATAAACCTTTTTCTGGCCCTTCAAAGCATCTGCATTAAACAGAGGTTTAGAATGCCCTGTAACCAATGTAAATTTTTTATCCATAGGGGGGAGGGCACGAGATTTAATATTTACAGTGGCCCCTCCTCTGAAATAAGGCATTGTAAGCCATTCTCGACTTCCTTCTTTTTTTAGCCCTAATCTAAATTTCCTAATAGATTCTATTGATATGCCTCTATCCAACAACCACTTTAAAGTTTTATCATCTTGCATCAAAGCATCATAATAACCCAATACCAATTCATCAGGTATAGTTATATCCTCCTCTGCCGTTTCCCCAAGCAAAGAAGATACCGACTCTACCTTAGATAGATCACCTAAATCTTTTTTAAGGGTATACAGATTACCGTGCCTTAAACATTTCTTACAGTCCCATAATCCTTTATCTCTACTTATAAAAAAGTGCCAACTATCATCACCACATACAGGACAATCTTTCACACAATACTGCTCTCCTGATGATACAGGCTTATATGGAAATTTCTTTTGAACAAGATATTGCTCAACAGAATTGGTTTTATTCGGCATTGTTTATCCTTGTTATAGAGGTGCAATTTCTAATTCTACTTCTTTCATAATTTCCGAGAGGACACTCGATGGCGTGCTATTAATAGATAAACCTTTCTCTTTCAACTTTTCCTTTACCATCTTATCTATTATCTTCCTCCTTGCCAGTTTTTTATCCTGTAAATCTTTTACTTGTTGTTCTCTGTCTGCCCACTTAGAGCTTTGAGGATTATTAAATTTAATTGGTTTAATCCTACCACTTAATTGTTCTTCTCTAAGTCCTTTGATTATTCCTATAGCGTACCTTTCATTTTTATTCTCCAAATAATGTCCCATATCAATATACTTTTTTAATCCTTCAATCACAACATCAGCAGGGTATGTAGAGTATGCTTTCAGTTGAACCAGTTTAACCGAATCAGCAATGGCCTGTTTCTTCCGTAGAGTAGCAAAGCACTCAAAGGCTTTGTTTATAGTCCTCCTTTGGTCTATATAGTACCTCGACATCAGACGTTCTATCTCTTCTGGCTCTGATACCGATTCATCCCCATAATAACTATCTAAAATATTCCATTCACCTAATACCAGAACCTTCCTTTTTCCACAAATTACCCTATCCAAATACCCTTTTTCTATGAGTTCAAAAATACTGTCCTCTTCTCCATCCAAAATCCTATCAATATAAACAATAAGATTTTCTCCATCAATGGTTACATACCGAGTGCTTTCCTGTAACCTCTTGTAAACAATTCGAGATTTTAAGGATAAATCAAGCATTTATTTTCCCCTCGCTTTCCCCGCCCTCGGCGGCATACTGGCGGGCTGCTATGATTGCTTCCTCTCTTTGCTGATGCAATTCAGCATTAGTCAATATCCCGATTCGCCCATCATTAAATTCTATCCGACACCAAGAATTAGGTATGTTGGCCATACACCCATACCGAAATAGGGTTTGCTCGTGCCCACGCTTCATCTCCACCACGCGCAACTCCGAGGGCTGGGGCACTTCATCTATAATCACAGAACCACCACCCGGAGAATATTTTATGCTCTTAAACACCCATTCATCACTCATTATTCGGCCTCCTTTCCGGCAAGTTCCTTGCGGGCCTCGTCTTTCTTCATCAGCTTCATTGCCAGCGCAAACAGCGCGCCGTGATGGGTGTAATGCTCTCCGTTTATCCCCACCCAAATATTTCGGCTTATATGACTATCACCATAATCTAATTTAATACACCACCTTCCCCTAGAAAATTTCAAATCAAATACTGCTGAGGGTGTTTGTGCCATACACCACCGCTCAATGCCTATGCGTAGTATACGCACATTCATGGCGGTGTCGATTGCAAGGTCGGGGACTTCATAGTTCAGCGACCCCTTTTTATTGTACCAGTGCCCGTCTCTTAAATCTGTCCCACTACCTATCACGCCGTCAAAGTCATATTCCTCCGGGTTGTAGATAAACTGAAACACATCTATTTCCGTCATTCGCTCCCACAACGTCACGTAATCAGGCTTTTTGGGTTCAGTCATTGCTGCCCTCCTGTTATGTTTCGATTACGGTTTTGGGTAAAAAACCACTATTGCGCTGGGAAATGGCGCGCTATTTTTAGACCCGCCAAACTTTAATCGGCCACGGATTAAATGCACATCGCCCTCAGAACAAACATCATGCCACCATTGCGTATCTGTCCTTGCTGGTACAAGACAAACTACAAGTGCCCCCTTCCGCGACTCAAAATACGCCTTGTCAATCCACTGACTGATTTCCCGTCCATACGGGGGATTCATCCAACACCGTTCACCCGTCCATGATTGCGCTAATCCATCTTGTTCTGGGGTGAAAAACCGTTTGCACTTCGCGTTTGATGGTAGTGCGCACACGTCGAGAGTGAATCCGAAAGCGAGGTTTAATTGATCAAATAAGTCTTGAGGGCTTCCCCACTCCGTTGTGGTTGATTTGTTTATGTAGGCTCTACTCATTGTCTGGCCTCCTCGAATTTACGCTTGCATTCTTCGGAACAAAATATGCGATACCCGCCAAAATTTATCTCACCCAAAACAAAGGGTTTGCAAATTCGCAAACTAGCCCCACACTCCTGACAACTCTCAAGATCAAATGGCTTCCCAATTAAATCCCTCAAGCAGTCTGATATTGTAGGTGATGATGGGCCGTCATCGGTAATGCCATCGCCCTCATATGGGATAGGCTGTCTGATGTGTACAGCATATTTAAGCTCAGAGGCATATTCACGCGCTGTTATGAAAACATAATAGCAGCAATCCGATTGAAGGCTATCAAGCCAGTCGTTAATTGCTTTCCATAATTCGCGTTCAGTCATGCTTTGACTCCTTTTTGTATTTCTTCATCTGCACGAATAATAATTTTATCCAACAAATACTTAAAACATTTTGTTCTTTCCCACTCACCTACTCGTCCTACACATGCACCAGTAGACGGAGCAAATGGGCAAGTATTACACCCATCACGAGTAAGATAGTCCATAAGATTTTCTACAACTTTGTGTAACACAGCCGTCTTATAGTCCATCTCTGATATAATTTTTATCACCTCTATGGACGCACTTGTATGTAAATCATTCGATCCTGTATGGAATATTTTAGTGCATTTTTGTACTCGTTTCAACTCTACAATCTCTGCATTTCTTAATTCTAAGGTATATAGCAAGTCTTCCCCTACATCGGCTACTGCATCCCGAAAATTATAAACACCTTTATACTTCTTCAACTCCGCTATCTGTTCTTCTGTAATTTCATTCATTTTTTTGTCTCTAGTAAAAGGTTTTTGTTTCTTACTCTTATATTATATAATATAATTCGACATTGTCAAGGAGAAACTTTAACCTTTTTTAGTAGTTTTTCAGGGGGCCATAGTTTTTGTCTCCTGAGTTTGTGTTAATATATTTAGGAAAGTTTTTCACAAATATCAACCATCCTTTTTCGCAACCATAGTTCTAATCTAGCTTTGATTTTTGAGGCCTGGTTTGATCCAACACTGGTTGAGCTACTGTCCCATACTGGGCAATCATGAAGTATGCGATGGGTTAATCGTTCTATTTCTTTTTGAAAAATTACAATAACATCGTCTATCGTTTTTGCCTTAAGAAAACCTGACATAATTTCTATTTCAAAAATTTTAGAGGTCGCGGTGGCAAGATCTTCCATATAATTAAAATTCAAAGCCATCATGGGGTCTTCTTTTATTGTTATCATACGTTTTTGGATTATTTCTTCGTTTTGTTTTTTGTAAGATTCCAGATCGGTGATAATTTTGTTTTTGATTTCTGTTTTGTTCATTTTTTTGTCTCCTTAGTTTGTATACTTTTTAGTTCCTAATTTTATAACAACACAAATTAATCTTCTCTATTTCCAAAAAAATATAGCCGAGGTGGGACTCGAACCCACACGAGATTACTCTCACAAGATTTTAAGTCTTGAGCGTCTACCTATTTCGCCACTCAGCCAAGTTTAAATTACAGAAAAATATACCTAGCAGGACTCCCACTTAATGTAGTGTAATCCTTCAACCGTTTTTTAGTGTGATTTATAAGAATGTAATGATTTACATCATCAAAATCATATACCCTCAAATCCTTCCCTGCTTTCCTCATACCTCTGCCGACCCTCTGGATATTTTTTATAGTAGATTTTCCTCCTCCTGCCAACACAAGAGCATCCACTTCTGGTATATCCACCCCCTCATCGAAGATCGGAGATGTTATCAAAATACTAATTTCTCCAGATTGTAATTTTTTGGTTACCTCTTCTCGCCTTACTTTATCATCTTTACCCCAAATAAAATCATGAGAATTATCTGCACCTAAATGCTTTTTCAATAAATCATTCAAGATACTTCCATGCCCTACCTGATTTACAAAGACCAAAGTCTTCCTTTCCTCTTCTAAACAGGTTTTACACACAGACAATATAGCATTGTTCCTATCAGTATTATTTATTATTCCCGTAGAATACACTGTATGCCAATCTTTCAACCATGTAGGCAACACAACAGAATCTTCGTACTGAACAAAAACAATAGAAGGTTTTGAAAAAACTTCTCCGTTTACATCATCTTTAAGCCCATAAGTATAAAGCAACTCACCTGTTACACCTACCAACATCTTATTGGAACCATCGTCCCTAGACAGCGGAGTAGCAGAACAACCAAATCTATATGGTGCATTACACGCCATAGCTATACCATACCAAGTAGACGACGGAGCATGATGAGCCTCGTCTATCATTAAAACCTGTGTCTTATCCAACAATGCTTGTACTTTTTCCTTTTTACTCTTAGAAGATAAAGTCTGCACCATACAAATAGTTATCTCTTCCTCTTTCCATTCTCCACCACCAACCTTACCTATTTTATGATAGGGGAGCCTGTCTTGGAATCTTTTATGGGTCTGGTGCATCAAATCCAGTGAATGTGTCAACCAGATCGTAGGTAAATCTATTGAAGCAGTTAAAGCTATCATTACTTCTGTCTTTCCGCTTCCCGGAGGCATCTGAAAAATGCCCCTCTTGCCCTCTAAGCCCGCGCTGACGGCCCCCAATTGATAATCCCTTAACTCTACCCCTTGAAGGTCTACAGGAGTACTAATCAAATCCTTTACACAAGTCTCATCTATAACTAAGTAAGGTTGATTATGTGCTATTAATATCTGCTTTACCTTCTCTAACAACCCCGTAGGAAAATATAAAGTGTCCTCTACTACCGTATAAAGATGAATTGTATGCACTACTTTATATTTAAGCATAGGATTATAGACAGATTTTTCCCACGAAAGTTCTTTCAATACCTCTTTCATAGTCGGCAGAGTATCACCAGACAGCCAGAAAGACATATCAGAGATACAGCTTTTAGCAGGGTAAATTGTTAATGTTAATTCTTTATTCATTATCTTTCTTTGAAGAAATATATGCCTGCAAAGTAGCCTTTACATCTTTTAATTTAAGTGTCTTATTAAACACTTTATCGGAGACATTTGCAATTCCATCCTCTTCTAGCTTACTAAAAACATTCGTTACCAAAATTATAAGATTATTGTGCTGAGATTCCATCCTACGAGCAACAATAGTATCCCCCTTTTCTTCTTGTTGTACACAAGTATTCGATCTTTTTCTTGCCGTCTTAACCAAAAAAGCAATGCACATACCAATATTTTCTGCATCAAAGGGATAAATCTTTACACTACTCCTACCCCTAATAGCTGCAACACCTGACTCATCATACAAATCATACTTCTTATTCTTGCCTACAAAAATAGCAACAGGCAAATGCCCTTTGATAATACTCTTCCCACGTTTCTTCCAACCGAAAATAGTGTCCAGATTCTCTGGAATATCTTTTCTACTTCTGTAATTTTGCATTAGTGCCCCTCCTTAATTTAAGATACAAGAACAACGAGAACAACGAGAGGAATCATGGTACTTTTCTGTGAGAAGACCTGCAACCTCTTGTAGTTTGGGCATCTCTTCAGTATTAGCAAACGATGTGATAATGTTCATTAAATCATAAGAGGTAATATCTCCATCAGGCAATGACGGGATATGTTCTACCATATCAGTTATCAAACCTTTTCGGATACCACCATCTCGTCCCATCCGTATCATAGACTGTTCAGGATTCTCTTCTACATGATTATCCAAATCAAAGAATTTATTCAACAGCTCAGGCGACCTCTTATTAACAATCTCCATAACCAAATTCTTGAGAACTTCTTTGACTTCAGTAAAATCTGAAATCTGTCTAGGGACACCGTATGAAAGCGTTTTCATCCCAGTGGCACAAACTAAACGATATATGTAAGGAGCAACTTCCACATCTGTACCCCATCGCATCTCTATCCCTGCGGATGAAATATCGCCTTCTCTCTTGTCAGGATTACCGTTTACATTTGATAGGAAGTCCACTACCAGCCCCTTATCGTGATGTATGCCTGCAATACTTTGAATATCACAGTTATCTACTATCGTTTCAAAAGCGGCCAGAGGGTCTATTTTGAATTGTTTGAAAGGCTCTATATTTATAATCCTATCCTTTGCAAAAACGATACCAAGTGGGCCTTTAACTTTTTTCATTAGATGCTTCCGCATAGAATCACCCAACTCAAAATCATCTGTGAAAGGCGCAAAAAGGGAATCAGATATACCTGTAACCTTCTTCAAGCCACTTTTATCTCTAATCTCATGTAAATTATCACCTATCTCCATATTCCAAGCACCTGTCTCAGCATTTTTATGAATCTTAATTTTTTCAGGTTCAATAGTAATCTGTCTAATCTTCAAATTAGCCAAAATTTCTTTTCCCTGTTCTACGGTCATCAAATCATTCATTATGTTGTCTCCAGTAAAAAAAGTTAAATTATTCTGCAATAGTAGGATCACTTCCCTTAAAAATAACATCAACCCTATTAATAACTTTCGCAAAAGGGGGCATGTCAACAGTTCTAACTTTAGAGCGTTCAAGCACGAAATTAGGAGTATTTCTTGCCTCGTGCTTCAAAGGAAGTTTATCTATCTCATCAGGGGTAAATGACCTACGCACTTTAAATTTTTGGACAAACAGGCCCCTCTTAAAAAAAGCAGGGTAATCATTCCAATTTATCCCCTTTTCAAATAACATCTCCTGCATTTGTTTTAAATTTTTACCCGTCAAATCTTTATGAGAATAAACAGAGTGAGCGGCCATTGAAACACTGTTCCTAGTTGCATCCTGCTCTCTCCACAAAAAGACGTTTGCGGCCTCCATCAAAGTAGGAACTTGCCACACTCGGCAATCAAAGGTGGGCAAAAGAGAAACTCTTTCAGGGAAAAAATGACCTAAGGCGTTAATGAAATATACAGAACACATGGCCGATAATGTAGAAACCATTTTCTGTATCTTTCCATCAAAGAAAATTTGACTTTTACTCTTTTCACTGCACCACACCAGAGAAATTTCATCTGATTGAGTATATCCCATACTTGCATTTGTTTCTTGAACTAAATATTTGAGGGTGTCCAGCATTAAAGTACGAAAACTTGCATCATATGGCCGTTCTAACCCCCTCGTCAAAGAATGAAAACTTCGCCCATCTAAACGAGCGCACACAGGAAGTAGGGGCATACACCTACGTTTAGTTTCAACCTCTTCATACACCCTCATCCTCTCATCAAAATCACCCATTGTACCCTCTCCAGTAAAAAATTCTTCTAAATAGGAAGTGCGTCATACGAATACTTTTTTAACCAGTGTTTTAATGCCTGACATTCAGCATAAAGAATAGGTTGAGGAAAAGACTCATAATCCATTTCCCATCTTTTCAATACGCTGCGGAAACACTCTACTATCACCCTATGCTCGTCAGAGGTCAAAATTAAATTAGCCCCACGAGATTTAGCCAACTTAGTTGTTAAAACATCAAAAAGTTTTCCAAATCTTGCTTCACAGTAATCTTCCCCCTCATCAGCATAAGCAGTGGAACCAGAAAATAGTTCTGCTTCTACTTCTCCGCAAATCCAATAGTTATAAGGTAGTCTGACTGTTATCTCTGTCATCATGTTCTCTCGGTTTCTTTCCTATAAAAATAAAACGCACCTATATTATATGATATAATCTATCAATGTCAAGGATAATACCAAAGATTTTATAAATGTCCCCTTTTTTCATTTTTGATCCCCCATATTATTCTCCTGTTCATACTCCTTTATTAAAGCTAAAGGGTTAGTACAATTGTAAATTATGGCCTCTGTTTTTTTATACCACTCACCATACTCCCCTTTAAGAGTCTCACAAAACACAAAATCTTCATCTGTAAATTTTTCTTTACGAGCCTTTTTACAACGTAATTCAATACACAACAGAGCATCTTCTACTGGAGGACTTTTTCTCCGTTTGTTCAAGGTTTTTTTGTTACGCGCAAGCCGCTATTTTATCAACAACAACGGCATAATACGCCGATTCTTTGTCCATCATTGGCAGGATTCTTTTTTGAATATACTCGAATTCCCCGCAAATACGAACCGCCTCGGCGACGTTCGCTAGCATTTGATTCCGCGTTTGGTCGTCCTCGACCGCTTGTGCTTCGTCCAACACAAACTCGAATTCGAAAGTGTCTTTATCAATGGCGTAATACATTGCCTTTGCTATAATACATTTGTGATGAAATTCTGCGTTCATTGTTTTGTCCTCCATATAAAGGTTTTTGTTGCGGTTACTAACATCGTTTCATTTCCCTTTGCGCCTGAAGCGCGTTATGCTCGATCTCGCTCAATAAGGTTAAAGCGCGTGTTTATGTGCTTTGCTTCGTCCCCGCGTTCGTGCGCTTGAATATAGCAATTCCAGGTGCCCGTCGGTACGCCGGATTCGCGGTCAACCGATTCTTTATAGACGACTTGCAGACGCTGTGTGTTGTTTTCGTGGTCGAGTAGCGACTTTAAGCGCGATAGTACGCTATCAATAAAATCTCGACTTCCCGTCAAGCGGATACCATCTTCGGCATACGTGCTTCCCGTGTGTTTGTACGGCACTTGCGCAATGCGTATTGACTGATTAGCGGGGATGCCGCGCCAGTGCGCTATGAATTCCGCTTTTTTTAGTGCCTTTGGCTTGTCAATCGTTTTCATTTGTGTGGCTCCATAAAAAGGTTTTTGTGATACTAATATCGTTTTATTCCCTTTGCGATCCGCCGGTCACGCGATAAACATAAACCCCGCGCCTTGCGCCTTAAATGTGCGCAGCAGACGCCTTTCGGCGTTACGCCTATTTTCTGGCGTGCGTGCTTCCAACATTTTCGCGCGGTCGTTCTCGGTTTTTTCGGTGATGGTGTACGTGTAACGTCTGTTGCCGATTGTTAGGTTGCTGGTTGTCATGGTAGGTCTCCATAAAGGTTATATGTTCTGTTTTGTTCTGTTCTGTTCGGTTCTGTTCGCACTATCGTTTTTAGTGCCTCGGAAATACAGTCTCCACCGAGATTGTCATGCGCTGTTTTCCGCATCCGCGCAATTTTCGCAAATAGGCATATTTGCCTCCGCGCTCGCTGCTCTATTGCGCTCATGTTTTGCGCAGGCCCTGAGGCATTTACTGCAGATAAATCTGCCGACGGGAGCCATGCGTACCCAATGGCTGGGATGTTGGCATTCTCGCCCGTTCTGCACGGGCAGCCCGTGGCATATTCTATAATTCGTGTTCATGATTTTTTCTCCATAAAAAGGTTTTTGTGATACTAATATCGTTTCATTTCCCTTGCGATCCGTCAATTATTGTCGTGTTCCATTGTTTCAATCGTTTCGATAAATGCCTGCAAATTTTCGTCGAAACTGAAGCAATCGTCAATATCATACTCATAAGATTTCAACAATCCGACATTGTAAACCGTTCCTGCAATCAATTTATCGCCCCGTTGAACAATAGAAAAACAGCCCTCAGCTATTTCAACAAAGCCGACATACCTGTCGTTTGTCGTGTCGGTAATTGTCATGGTAGGTCTCCATAAAGGTTATATGTTCTGTTCGGTTCTGTTCTGTTCCTGGTAATGTTTTTGTTTGTTCACCTATATTATATAATATAATTCGTCTTTGTCAAGGAGAAACTTTAACATTTTATAAGAAAATAAAAAAACCCCACCCGAATTTTCGAGCAGGGTTCACTACATTAACTATTTAATAATTAACTATTTAAAAATTAACAATTTATATTACATTTTTCGTGTCTATTAACCAAACAAATTCATATTGATAATCAGATGTTTTGTTCTTTGCCGCAAAGACCCTCCGCGACATTAAAGTATTTCCTCCGGTCAACAAACCTGCCTCAGTTATCGGGAACCCGTTAGCCTCATTAGCCAACAAATAAGCAACAAATCTAATTTGATATGTCTCTGGATAAGTAAATGTTACAGCTTTCACCGGAGATATAGGAGACTGTAAAGCCGTATCCGAAACAGTAGCGGGTATAGTGCCTGTACCAAATTGCATCTTAGAAATATAATGAGTAGACCCACTATCCCCTTCAGAGACCAATCGAGCTAATTGGGCGATAGAGCCTGTTACCACAATATTCTGATTACCACTTTCCTCTACTATATTACCTTCTAAATCTAGTATCCGTATATTTAAGTATCCGTGCATTTTTCTAACTCCACTCAATAGTCCAAGAAATCTCAATAGAAAATAAACTACTCTTTGTCATAGGCCCAAAAAGCGTCCTCGTAACCAACGTACCATCTGCACACATCAACCCCATCTCAGTTAAAGCAACCCCATTACCCTGAGAGCCTTCCAGCGTACCTACAAACTGAACGGAAGTAGTACTAGGATAGGAGGCACTAAAAGTACCTGAGGCCGTTACAGTCCCAGTCAAGCCTGTATCCGTGACCACAGGTGCAACCGTACCCGTACCAAATACCATCCTATCTATATATTTAGTGGTCAACCCCTCTCCCGCCAATAAAGAGGCTTCCTGTACATAGAAGTTATTTAAGTCTAAATTCTTTATTTTAGTATGCTCTACCACTTCACCAGTCTTAACATTCTTAACTCTTATCTCTACGCTACCAGAGACCGTCTTAACAGTATCTTTTAACACAAGCGGTTCTTTATCTTTCATTTTTATCTCTTCAAAAGAATAATCAAATGTATTTTTAACGTCTTCAAAATGTATCTCAGCCGCCTTATCACTTCCCAAAGATTCCGCATCTGCAAAAAATTTCCGAGGAGAAAAACCCTCTACCTGTAAATATTTTTTACTGCTTACAGGATAATTTTTTGTCCACATAGTAGTTACCCAAAAAGGTTGCCTATCTTTCCATATAATTGAACCACCTCCTCCTACGCCAATATGTTGAACATTGTATGGAGAAGAACTCCGGTCATAATATATCAAACCTTTTTCATATATCTTCTTTATTTGAATATCGGCAAAACCTTTATACTCACCTGAAAAATGATTTCCTACCTCCTCTATTGCTTTCCTGTCTACCAAGAAAACAGATTCACCTGTAAGCCTGCACCTTGAAAACCATTTTCCGTCTATGTTCATAAAGCCAGATAAAAATTCACCTCCCCTATCCCACGCATGAAGAGTCAATGCACCTACCTTTGTAAACTCTTCTCTGTACCGTAAAAAGGTGTAATCTTCAATAGCCTCTTGTACTGTATTTTTTCCTAGTAAAATATCATCATCTAACAATAACAGATAGTCATACTTCTTACCCAAAAAATACTCTACGGCTTCTCCTCTGGCCGCACCAATAGCAGAATCCGATTCTACCTTAGACAAGGGTTTATGCTCTGGCATAAGATTTAGAATCACCTTTTTATCTTTACTGACCCTATTTAGAAGGTCTAATATTCTTTTATCTGTACTTCCATCATCTGAAATCCTAATCTGTATATTCATCAAATTAGAATTCAAAAGATAGAGCAAACACAGCCTCAAATGCTCAAACCTGTTATAAGAGAAAATATTAATTAAACAAGATCTCACAAACCACCTCCGGTCTTAAACTGTCCATTCTCTTACATCCATTTTCTTTACACTCAGGATTCCAACCCCGTTTCGGATTATACTGACAAGCCTCTTTACATTTATCAGATACTCCGTTCATATATCCAACATATTTATATGAATGAGTTATAGCCCGGCCATCTGTAGGGCCTGCTAAACACAAGGTAGGAAACCCGTTCATAGCCGCTACATGCAACATAGCACTATCTACCACAATCATTTTTTCCATGAACTGCACTAATTCAGCAGAATCCAAAAAATTCTTAGGGCTTCTCCATGCCCCTTCAGGCAATTCAAAATCAGGTTCAATACCATCAAAATAAATTACATCATATCCTCTTTTTAATATCTCCTCTACCAACTCTTTCTTGTAAGGATAACACCTAGCCTTACAAGTGCCTCTAAGAGAAACCCCTATAAAGTCTCTACCCCTATACTTATCAGATAAAAACTTCTGAGAAGCCTTATACTCTTCACCAGAAAAAAGGAAATGGGCAAAAGAATCATCTAAATACCTACACCCCGCCGCAATTGAAAATAATTCACTCCTACTGTACGTACAAGGTTCTAATAATGTACTTTCGTGAATATACCCCACACCAAATAAATCTACTACTTTATCCAAACTAAATTCTTTTATTACTGCCAAATATGGATACTTGTCTATATCCAATTCTGATCCTCTGGGCCGCCTAACCTGCCTCAAATCTTTCAACGTGCCCAAAGAAACTACCTCATCTACACAGGACAAATGTGCTACAAGGTCTACAAATTCATCAGGACAAAACACAACAATATAACAATTAGGGTTTTCAAACTTCAACTGTTTCGCAGGCGCACCTAAATTTATAATGTCCCCAAAACCTCCTGCCTCTCTCACTAATCCTATCCGCATAATCACATCTCCACTATAAAACCCACGACTTTAAAATCTTAGGTTTAGGGCTATCACCCTTTTTCCCGAAAGGATTCTTAAAGATTTTACAAAGTATCTCGTAAGGGATAGAACTTAAAATCCATAAAGACCCTCGTAAAAAATTGTATTTGAACTCACAAGAAACCTCATAAGGTTTCCTAATATCCCCATATTTACCGAGGCCTTCTTCCCGGCAGCCCCCTCCGCAAGCGTTTCTTATAGGGCATTGAGGGCATTTATCTCTTGCATAATACCTGTTGTCCATCCACATAGCCCGCTTTTCCTCGTCTATCCCACCAGTATCCAAGCCGCCTATCTTTGTATGTGCCTCCCTATGACAAGCAAAAATAGACCCATCATGTGAAACACTAACAAACCCTTTACCTGCACCACACTCACCCGAATACGGGGTAGAGTATAACAACCTAGACACCATAAACTCTAAATGCTTAAACCGTGCAGGCTTACCTTCTTTAATCCTTGAAATCATCCAGTCTGCTACTTCTAAGTATTCTCCCTGTAAATCCTTTACAGTCTCAACAGTAAAATCTTTACTCTCTGAAATCTTACAACCCTGCTCAACTAAACATGCAGGCTCTACAGACACAGCACTTGCATACCCTTCATCACAGAGTTCATTAAGGTACTTCACCCTATCCAACAAACGAATACCTTCCTCACTCAAAAAAGTACCCCGCAGAGTAATCCTTTTTGCCAAAGGAGTGCCTTTAACCATTTTCAAGTTATTTATTATTTTTTCCCATGAACCCGTACCCCCCGCATTTTTACGGTGTCTGTCATGTATATCCTGCGGGCCGTCTATAGAAACTATCAGAGAAAAATTATTCTCATTCAAAAATTTTATCTTCTTTTCATCTAATAACATACCATTAGTAGTAATATGGTATCGTCCCTTACAGTTTTCAAGTCCGTCTATATATTGGACTACTTCTTCTATCAAACCCCAATTCAATAGAGGCTCCCCACCAAAAAACCCCAGACGAAGTTCTGTATTCTTCTGGCGCATAGGTAACATGATAGAATCTATGGCCTTCTTTGCAACTGCAAAAGTCATAATACCTTTATCGTCGTAATTTGATCTGACAAAGCAATAATCACACTTCAAATTACAGTCATGTGTAATCTCTAAAACCATATAGCGTACGATAGGATTACCATAAAGCGGGAAAGAAGGTTTCCAGTTTACTCCGAATATTTCCGTACTTATATTTGAAAAATCACCGTCTTTATTATCATCCTCTAATACCTTCAAAGAGTTCGAGTCTATATAAAATCTCTTATCTTTTACATCTATAGAAAATATGTCCGGGTTAGATTCAACTGTTCCAAAATATTTTTTTAGTTTCTCTCCATTTAACATCTTCATAAATTTTTCTCTTTTCTGTATTTAAAAAGTTAAACTGCTTCCTCGTAACCCCAATTGATAGTTGCCACCAAATAATCAGACGACGCTTTGTTTGTAGGAGATAATGGGTCTCTTAAACTTCCTCCAATATAGTTATAAGCATTGTGAAGGTATCCATAATGACCCCTATCCGCAGGATGAGTTGGCATAGCCTCTTGAGAAACTAAAACATACGAATTCGCAGAAGGATCAGAAAAATCATAATCCCCTACCAATAAATCTTGATAAACCCCATGAGATGCTATCGAAGTATCCGTAGTCCATGAAGCAATAGAAGACAACCCCACCAAACTCTTCATCTCCGCTTGAGTTACTGTGCCTGCTTTTCTGTATAATGATATATCTGCATCATCAGTTGCACCCGATGTAGGATACAACCACGAATACCACCTTAAAGATTGAATACTGTAATTTAATATAGGAGAACTTCCCACATGAGGAGTAACCCCTCCATGCCGTCTTACTCTTAACCGCGCATTATACTCACCAAAAGCGTCTTTCTCTATCCACCCCTCCACACCTGCCGATGTACTTTCAGGTAACCTAAAATCAGAAGACCCCCCACCATCAGAAAACACCGCAGGAAGTTTAGACCACGCATCTAAGGCCGCCGCAGATATAGTAGGAAAATACAGCCCCTCCGAAGATTTACTCACTTTGGTTGAACTCGCAGAATAAGGTCTTATAGCTAATTTTTTCATTAAACCCACAGCAATAACAAAAGAATTAAAAATACGTACACTTATTCTTTTCCACCTACCAAACGCTGATCTATACTCTGCATACCCTGTTCCTGTGTGCCACCATATTTGATTATAACTCCCAACAACATCATAAAAAGGGTGATGTGAACTAGTAATAAACCTTTCTGTATCATCTAAAAAATAAGGGGCTAATTCATCAATAGTATCATAAAAAGCATACGCTACACCCTCCCCCTCCAGCCTAAATGCTTCAAGTTTATGAGTAAACAACCATGTCCTAAAAGCTATCCAATGAGCAAAACCTCCACCATTAAGCATATAACATACATATACCCGCTCATCTATCGCCGCGAATAACTTAGTCATAGCATTAACATCAGGATCAAACACACCATCGAAATTAGGAGACCATCCACTACCAATTATAGGCAACCCCCAAACCCTGTCATGTTTAGATACTTTTTCTAGTGCTGTTGCCACATTAACCCCACAAAGCTATCCCATATCGTCCGGGTACTATCAACCAACTACCTGACTCACCCTGTACTAGCTCACAAAAATCATCTGCTTTAGCCCAACCAGATGCAGGGAATAACAATACATCCAGTATCTCATCTCCTGTCTGTTTATAATTAAACACCTCAGTACTATCAAATTGAATTCTTTTAACACTGGCCGTCATACTAGACCCCGTACCGCTTACTGAAATAACTTGGATGGGTATGAACTCGTCTTCACCCGTCTCAAAACCACTTTCACAGTATGCTTCACAACCTGTTTCACAAGAAGTTACACAAGCCCCACCCCCCTCAGAGCCGCCTGCCTGACAGGTGAATTCCTGACAAGAATTTTCACAAGCATAAATACAACCATCCTGACAAGCCATCTCACAAGAAAACTGGCAAATACCCTCACAAGAGTTCTGACAAGCAGACTCACATGAAACAGTACAATCTAAACTACAAGACCCCTCATAATAGCTAGTACACGCAGATTGACACGCGCTTAAACAGTACTGTGTTATCTCCAACGCACCTTCAAATAGGCCCCCCACAGAATCAGATACTTCACCTTTTACAAGCCCTACCGCAACAGAAACAGGTGCAGGGAATAAATCTTCTAAATCAAATCCCTCTACATACGCCCTTAAAACTACATGAATAGGCCGAAACTTCTCAACAATAGGAAGTAGTTCTCGTCCATCCGTAGGAGATAAATACTCTTTTTCTCCAGAAACCGTTTTATAGAAATCAAACTTAGCAGACTTCAATAAATTATAATCCAAACTCCTATACCAATTCCTATGCTCATTTATTTCTGTCTTATAAAGTTCTTCTGCTTTCCATTTATCAAGATTCAACCACTCAAAATTTTTATCCCAAGAATAATGAGTGCCTTTTATTTTATATAAAAATACTAAATTCTTTATAAACCATCTACGAAAATCTTCTGAAAACTCTGACCCAATAGGCGTACCCAAATAAACAGACAAGTAATAGAGTAATTCTTCATCACAATTATCTGGATCAATTAAATTTTTTATGCCCTTAGTCTTATCAAGAAAATAGTCTGTTTCCAGTTCTAATATAGAAACGATCTTTTCAAGTAGGCTCTCCTCATCTACTTGAATCAACTCATTCTGATACCTAATAATTGCAGGCAATAATTCGTATAAACGGATACCCATTGTAACCTATTTTATTGTTCAGAAAGTTGACAAGTTGCACCTTCACACGTACCCTGACAGTCCGTTTGACATGCAAACTCACAAAATAATTGGCAATTTACTTCACACCAGTTTTCACATCCTGTAATACAAGCAGCCTCACAGTCGGCCTCACAATCTGTCTCACAGGAAACCTCACAATCAATCTGACAACCGCCCCACTGACATGTAACCTCAATAGTTAAATCCTCTGCCAGAGTACCTACCGCATCTTCTACTTCTCCAATTACTTTACCTTCGGCAGAGTCCGCTATAGAAAAAATTGGAGTTTCTTCTGTTATCTCAAAAGATAATCCATGACTACGTATCAAAATATGAATAGGTCTTACTTTTTCAAAAATGTCTAATATGTCTTCTGTCTCTGTATATGTGTACGGGTCATATCCTTCACTCGGATGGGATTCTGTATCAGACTCTTCCAATACTTTACTTAAATCCACCCTCGCCGAAAGCATTCTGCCATAATCAAGATATGCAGAATAATCGAACTTCTCATTTAACTCACTTTTATATAATTCCCACGGCCATGCACCAGTATACCCGTACCTATTCAACAAATATTTCCAACTCTTTCTCTGCCCACTAATCTTTATGAGGTAAACTATATCCCGTAAAAAATCTCTTCGTTTATCCTCATCCCAAGAAGGGTCTACGGAAAAACCAAAGAGACCATATAAAAAAGGAAAATAATCTGAAGAACATTTATCTACATCAATTAAGTCTTTAAGACCTTTCGTCTTTTCTATAAATATGTCTGACTCTTGCTCTAATACATAAACAATTTTCTGGAGTAGAGTCTCATCCTGTCCTGCACTTGCCGTAGAATCTTCAGATTGAATAACAGCAGGAAATAATGTATATAGCGAAATTCCCACTAACTCACCCTTATCGAATAATCACCCTTAACCGCAATAGCATCTTTATCAATAGGAATATCTTCCGAAGACGTTTTCAACATCTGCGTATACGTAGAATATATCTTTGACCCCAAAACAGGAATAGCATCAAGAGTAAAAGCATATACTCCTGTATCATAATCTATCGTACCGGTGCCATCACCAGATAATGTACCATCACCAGCACTATCACTATCACTAACAACCTGTTCACCATCAGTAAAGGCTATCCCATTCAACCCAGACGCATCATCATAAGACACAATCGGAGAGAACTCTATTTTACCCTCAAACATAGCAGTAATCCCATCAGCAGTAGTCTCTAATTCCCCTCTAGAATAACTCAAGATATGTCTATACGTTCCAGTTACAATAGTCAAAACAACAGGAACAGCATTTAATGTAATAGAATACGCCCCAGTATCATAATCTATTGTACCTGTACCATCACCAGATAATGTACCATCACCATCATCAGTCATTGATTGTAATCCAGCAGTAAAAGAAACAGAACCTTCTACGATTGGAAGACCTACTTCCAACGAAAACGTACCAGAGAACGTAGCAGTTGCCCCGGATGCAGATGCAACAAATTCAATAGACTCTTCAGATGCAGTTACATAATCAATCAAACAATGCTCAACACCCCCTACCAGACTTATTTTCTTGTAAACATCACTTAACCTTACAGGCTTGCCCGGAAGGATAATTGTAGACTCAAACAACTCATCTAAGGCAGAAGAAATATTCAATAGCACAGACGAAGATTGATAAGTACTATCCAAAGAAACATAACTGGCTACATCAATATAAACAATATTTCCATCTTCAACCTCTACATCCGTACAAATTAACCTAATAGCACCTGTACTATTGTTATTGAAGTACGCCTCTAGTGCATCTTTCAAACCAGAAGAGGGCGTAGTTATACTGCCTTCATCATCTCTCGTCCAGCATGAAATGACAACCGAATTTAATTCGGGTATGGACTGTTTTAATCTTGCCTTCGCATGGGCTACCTTACCATAAGTAGCATCTGAAAAAGCCACCGCAAGAGTATCAAAATCCTGTTCAGTTACCGCTCTGCCATTCGCACATACCCAATTAGGAATCCAATATCGGGCATGGTCATTTGTTTCTCGCTCTTCTCCACCAGAACCCCGCTCTAAATTATTAAAAGTAACCGTTACATACGAAATAGGAGATATACCCTCCTTGTATCCTTGAACAGATGTATTTATCTCTCCAATTGCAATATTACCCTGTACACCCCCACCTGTACGATACGTTACTACAATATCATCATTCAATGCAGGAATTTTACCCGACTCATTATCCCCAAATAAGATATAGGCATAATCATCTTTATCATATTCTACTGCAAAATTTTGGCTACCAAAATCAGAATAGACCAAAGACACTACCTCTGTCCAAGTGTCTCCCCCAACCGTAACTGCAATAGAACCAGAAATTACTTCAGCAGAACTCAACTTATGAGACTGTCTGCCTGTGCCATCAGAAACAAACGTATCGGAATCTGCTACCCCCTCAACAAAAAGAATATCAGCAGATGTATCTCCCGCAGGAATAAACTGGTCTGTCAACGTCCTAAATGTGACTCCCCCTTCAGATAAAACTTTCTGCCCAGCATCAATAATTATGTTCTCACCCTGAAAGGGGTCTATTAAACCTTGCACAGAAACAGATGCACCAGTAGCAGGGGATAATTTATAGCCTGCAAGTTTACCTAAATTGATAAGACTACTTCGATCTCTTGCCGTAGAGATATATTGCTCGTTAGCCCTATAATCCAAATTAAAAGCAGTATTATCAAAAACAAAAGCAATTAACTCCATGAAAACAGTTCCCATCCCACTCTCATAAAAATTAGTGTAGGTGTCCGGGAACTTCTGTTTACAAAAAATCTTCAACTCTTCTAAGATGCTGTCGAAATCTCTATTTGTATAATTTATAGCAGGCATTTTTTTACACCTTTAACTTGTAGGAGAAAATTCAATATTTTCACTAAGACTGTCTGGATTCGTAGCATCCTTAAAGAATACTTTACAACTCACATTATGGGCTTCACTAGACACTTGTACCTCTGTTACCTGTATCCTATCATCATGACGGATAGCCGACCTAGACTCTGATTCTATCTCAGACCCAAGAGACATATTATTAGGCTCAAAAACAAGATTCGATATATTACTACCGAAATCAGGTCGCATAACTCTTTCACCTTTTCCGGTCAAAATAGAAAACAGCATAGAAGTCTTCAAAATCCTAGAATCAGATTTCAAATTAAAAAAATTCTTTAGAGTCCCGTCCCACGGGAGAGATATACCTTTCCAACGTACAGACATAAATTACCCCTATTATGGGTGGTGTTCAAATCCAGATGAAGCAGGTGAAGAACATCTCACCTGATTCTGTGATTGCATCCTAACCTCTTCTGTACCAGTGACCACCACACTTTTAGCAGAAGTAACTCTAACATTCTCATTAGAAATAAGTTTTATATCTTCTTTCGCAGTAATATTTATATTCTTAGCAGATAAATTTATATCCCCCTCAGACGAAACTAAATTTATATTCCAATCAGAAGTATTAACTTTTATAGATTTAGTGTCTATATCCAACTCAACATAATTATTTTCATCTGCTACAAGTTCTAATCTATTCTCCCCTACAAACCGTATATACATTCCAGTAGCAGAAGAGGGGCTTTTTATAACCAACAAATTAGGATAAGATATACCTGTCCTCTCATCTTTTTTTACTTCGTCTCCTATTTCAGATACCCAATTTCTTTTCCTGCTACCTGATACTGTAGTGCCTGATTGAGTCAACTCACTATTGTCGCTCTCTACACTGCCGTACCAGCATCCTAACCATACAGGTATAGTAGGATCACCCTGCTCAAAGGCAACCCATACAGAAGACCCCACAGGGGGTATAAAAACGCTTCCATAAGAAATTGCCTCCCCCCCATCACCGTCTAAATGACCCCCACCAAAAGGAAAACAAGGAGAGGCCCACGGAAGTTTTTTTATAAGTTCTTCTTCTGATTTACCTACCCCACCATAGACTTGAGGTACATAAACTTTAATCCTACCTAAATAATTTTGGTCTTCATCTAAATCATCGTTGAAAACAACTTTTCCCCGATACAATCCAAAAAATTCATTAGACATGTCCCCGCCTCTCCAAATAAGCAATCTGCCGTAACCCATCTATCTCTACAATAGTATTCCTACCATACACTAAATATTTACCACTCAAAGAAGCCGATTCGCCTCCTGCATTCTCTACGTCTAAATTCACTGTATCCGCTACATCCAAATTGAAAATAGGACGATACTCTACCTCTACACGATATAATGACCGAGCATTCCTACTCCAACGACCATTACTATAATTCTCTAATGACCGTAAAGGGTATTTCTCATCTCGTGAAGAGAATATATTTATTTCCGACGGAATTATTTCAGGCTGAGTAGACGTACTTCCTGTAGTCTTAACAATCATATCCTGTGAATCTTTTTTACCTGTATCCAAAAATCTCTTGCCATACATATCATCAGAAGAAGATACATAAAACAAGGGCACTTTTCTAGCTGTGTCATACCCTCTTGTCTCTGTTACATAGCCCCCGCCATCTACTACATCCTGCCTACGATAATGAGATTTTATACTCGAAATACCAGAGTCCAATGGGTCATCTAATGAAAAAGAAAGAGTTGTACCCCCAGTTAATTTAGGCGGCTCAAAAACTATTGTCTGCCCATTCTCTATGTAAAAATTATAATCCGTTCTTTTTTCGCCCGATAGAGCAGACGGAAGACACGATTCACTAATAAAATCTGCATCATTACGCTTACAAGAATAGGCAGACACCTTACCATCCGTATCCGTTACTCTGCATTTCAAATCCTTTGAATAGTTAGCACAGACGGACTTAACTATATCGCTAATCTTTTCATCATAAAATATATGAGAATAACACCGCTCTTTTAACAATCTACCTAAATCAGTTCCTACTATTTCTATATCTACTGAACCTCTCCAATAATCAAAAGAAGAAACAGAGACCAGAACTTTTCTTCTCTCTCCTAATACAGTAACAGCATCCCCTTCAAAAAACCCCCAATCCAACTCAAACACATGCTTCTTCTTCAAGGAGTAAAGTTTATCCCAAAAAGATATATTAGAAGACCTAAAACTGAGAGTAAAAAATGAGTGCCCGTAAACGCTTTCAGAACAATTAAAAGACTTAAAACCGCTTACCTCAAGCCCCTGTTCATTATCTATGTAAAAGTTTACGTATGGTTGCATCAAATTTTTTCCGTCAGGGAGTTTGTAATAGCCTGCTTCTGAGGTATCTTCAAAGTCTGGCCTATCTCTAAATCCCTCAAGGGGTTCTCTATATTATTAACCCATGCAATAGCCCACCACAAAGTAGAATCCCCATACACCCGATATGCGATATAATCCAACCTCATCAAATCCGTTTCCCTGACAATATAGGTGCGGTATGTATCCATATTTATTTCACCGAGTTTCCATAATCCGTACCTTTTCCTTCCCGGATATACAAAATCATCGGTGTAAATATCTGTTAATCTATGTCTATCAAGGGCCATTATTTGCCTCCACTTGTACTAAATTTGAAATGGCCATGAGGTAAATCTGCCCACACTCCCATGTCTCCCGTAGACGACCACCCTCCCCCAAAATGTGCAGTAAAAACAAAACTAATCTCTGCCCACATTGGGAAACCTTTTTTATCAAATACATCTCCCCAAGTAACATTTACATCAGTAACAAACCCAAACCTCTCAAACCACCAATTATCCCAATTACCTATTCGCACTTTAGAGGTATAAAGTTTAAGCCCAGAAACACCCCCGTCAGGCCCGTCAAAAGCTGTAGGAGGTACAGCAAAAGAATACAGTTGTTCCACCTCTGTACGTAACGCCTCCGCATTATAAGGGCTTCCCTCTGCTTTCAAGCCACACACCAATTTCGTAGTTATATTTAATGGCTTAACCTCTCCCCCTTTATACGAAAAATAGATGGGGTGAGAAAGTTTATAAGTCCCAGCTATAGGTTTTATATCCGCTTTATACCCATCAGACCATTGTTCAGATAAAGGCAATATAACACCTGACCCCCTAAGTTTTTTGTTACTTATATATACGACAGGGGTCACATAACTATCGGACATTATCAAAACCTCGATAAAGAAATTAAATCGGGGTACATAGAATTTTTTCTACTTGTTTCTACTAACAATTCTTCCAACTTATCTACGACATCCTTATTATCCCTTTTAGGGACATTCACTACCACTTCAGGCTTTTTAGGCATATACCTATCCAGAATCTTATAAGTTTCAGAATTTAAAGACAAAGGTTTTGATGTTAAAGGTAAAACCGCTTCAGGATAACCTGCCTCTCCTATGATTGCCTCAGTAGGCCCAGTAACAACACCTCCTTCTGCAAATTCAGGTTTTGCCTCCCTCACACCATCTAAAGCAATATCCGAGACTAACGGTATAGCATTATACGCAGATACAGCAGTTTCTACAAACCACCAAATTATGTCTACAATAATACTCATAACAGAGCCTATTTTTTTTGCCATCCAATCAAATACGCTTACTGTGCCCTCTATTATAGGCAGTACTACATTCGTCAACACCCAAGCAAAGGCTTTCATCTGTAAAGTAAACAAGAACAAAGTAGGCAATATCGCTACCTTAATAATTTTAGCAAGAAAAGTTAATCCAAAAACCAACATTTTCATATTATTCTTTACAAGTTTACCTATAACATCTGCAAGAATAACTAAAACAGGCATCAAAGCATCAATAATAGGAGTTAAAACCATCATCAAAACATCAGCCAACATTGCAATGACAGGAACCAGTGCATCTATTACAGGCATTAAAACCGCTATCAGAATATCAATTAACACTTTAACTACAGGCATAAGAGCCTCTACCAACTTCAAAACTATATCAATTACAAGTTGCAGAACAGGCAATAACGCCATTACTATCTGCATACCCAATTCCCACAAAATACCCATAAGTTCCATGATGGGAGGTATTAAAGGAATAATCATATTCGCTAAAGTTTGAAACGCCTCTGTTATCAAAGGGATAATATTATCAATTATCGGCATTAAAGTATCCGACAAAGTTTTAAAAACGTCTGCTATAATAGGAAAAAGTTGATCTATCAAAGGCATAAAAGCAGTAACAACCTCCGTCAACATCATCTGTAAAGGAACAAATAAAGGCTCTAATTGGTCTTGTATCATCTCTATAATCCCGCCAAGTGCATCAGCTAGGAGTTTAACAATAGACATAGCCCCCAATAAAGGAGCAAAACCTTTCAGCACAGTCTTACCCAAACCCCCAATAGATTTACCTATACTTGCAAAAAGATTCTTAGAACTTTTAGCCTCTTTAGAGTCTCCTCCGGCTTTAGCCTCTTTAGAGTCTCCTCCCGAACCTGTCCTCTGGGCTGCGCCAAGCATACTATCAAATTTTCTGCCCTCATCCTGCCCCCTCATTATTTGTAATTGTTCCGGAGATACATTCAAATGTAATTCTTTTGAAAGTTCCTCTGCTAACTCCGCATACAGTGTCTCCCCCATACCCCCACCAGCATTTACAGCTGCTTCTATCAAAGAGAATTTCAAAGACTCTCCCATCTCATCTCCTGAATCTGAAAATTGAGAGCGGAAAGCCTTGAGCATAGTAGGAATCTGACTTGTTTCAACATCTTTAAAAGCATCAAAGAAGGTAGAAGTAATAGTAACTCCAAAAGTTTCTTCTATCTTCTTGCCCGTGTCTTCCAAACTATACCCCAACCCGGATAATTCTTCTTTATATTTAATTATATCTGTTAAGTAGCCTGCAACTGCCCCTTTAGTCCTTACTTTCTCCTGCATAGGTTTGAGGATGTGCGTCTGATACATTTTAGAAAAAGTTGGGCCTAAAGTTTTAGCCTTTGACACAAAAGTTTTCCACACATCAGACATCTTCAACGTAGCAGACTTAAACCTGTCTGATGCCGTATCTTTAAATTCTGTCTGAAATCTGAATGCTTGTTCAGTAGGGCCGGGCATAACTTCTTTCTCTTAATTTACATGCGGAAAATATGTTATAGTCGGTTGGTGTTCTATCAATCTACATTTCTTTGGTACAGATGCTGTAGGCCCCCCCTTTAACATATACAAAAGTTTAGGAGATAATTAATGCTTAAGTTTTTTCAAACCTTCTTGCTCCTGTTCAGCCATCTCTTCTCTAATCTTAAAAACACTGGCTAATTCAAAAGCCGTCAGTTCATCCGATACAAGAAAAGAGATATTAAATTCTTTACTCAGTACAACCTGCTTAAGCAAAAGATTGTTATATTCTAACTCATTCTTTTCTTGGTAATTTATAAACAAGAACTGCTCTAAAAAAAAAGGCTGTTTACTTTTATGGGGACGAGTATCTCTTGCCCACACCCATTACAACAAATCTTCTTCTCTAGTTTAATACCACAATCATGTTCTTCTATTACATCTCGAACAGTCTGCAAATCAAAACTATACAGGTCATCCATAAAAGCAATAGAATCCAGCCAAGAAGAATCTTTTCCGTCAATAGAGACAACCTGACGAGCCATAGAATAAATATAATCATCCCCTCCTGAACCTTTTGCCCCTTGAGCAGTCAAGAACTTCTGAACGGCTCTTTCATCTGTGTTCCTCTTCATTCTAAGTTTTACTTTTGCTCCTGTGCCCTCTAAAACAACTTCAAAAGTATCCGTAGCATCATCATCCAAACCCTTGATGTACAAATCTTCTGGTACATTAAAACTAAAAGAGACAGTGTTAGAGCAGGCAGGACACCTAACCGTATTAGTATAAGATTTTCTATACGAGATATAAAGAAGTTCCAGTAGAAGATACATACTATCCCCAACCAATAGATTATCAAAATCTATGCCTTTTGTAAGCACACAACTGTTAGACACCTCTTCCAAGATACTAAAAGGATTCTTCACCTTTATCGTCCTAATGAGTTTTTCTTCTCTCGTCTTTATAGGACGAATATCTACATTCCCATTAGGGCTTTCAGGAGTGCCGTATAAAGGGCTATCCTCTGAATAAAGATAACCCTTTGACGGGAGTTGAATAGTCTTTCTAAATTTATCTGAAGATTTTAACCCTTTGACTTCAACCTCTTCAGGTTTTACATTATCTACATCACTCACGATTTAAACTCCTTCCTAAAAAATAAAAGCAGTACCAAATAACAACTTTGTACTAGAAGTGCCTCCCTACTTCACGGGAATAACTCTATCACATTTCAAAGTACAGGAAATCATATTAGCATCTGTTCCAGCCCCCATATCACCACCGCCCGGATCAAGTTTCATAATCCATGCACCAATTATTGTCCACGTCCGCTTAGTTTTACCGTCTGGAGAAATTAAAGAAATACTACCCTGCCGTTTATAATCACTAGCAAGGGCAACTGCTCCAGTAGCAAAATCATATTGCGAATCTCTCCACTCATCCAACTGCTCATAAACACCCTTATCTACATAATCTGTAAACGTAATTTCCACATCGTCCCAAGAAACTCTACCGACATAAAACCTACTCTCATTTCCATATTTAATTTCCCCTGCCTCAAAATTTACTCCCGGAATTTTACATGTCGCAACTGACAACTGTAAAATATCGTTAGTAGAAGCATCCTCAAAAGAAATCTTAAAAAAGGCTTTACGTTGTGGTTCAAACCCGCCCTTCTTAGCCGCGATATGGTCTGCACTAATATAGTCTGCCATGATATAACTCCATATAAATTAACAATTTAATTAAACAGTTGCCAGATTGTTATACGTAAGATCAAGTACAATTCTCTCTGCGGTATACACTGGTACTACTGAAACCTCTATCTTCATTGTCTTAGCAGCAATAACCACAGCTGTGTTTGTATTCTCATCACATACAACAGTCCAGCCGTTAGTAGTACCCGCAGGATAGATTCCATTTTCAGCCGCGACATAGTAAAGAATAGGCTCAATTGCATTGACTACTCTTTCCCATGTACTAGACACATTAGGCAACCACAGGAACGCCTCTACTGCGGCCTTTATCCTGCGCCTCAATAAGTTCGCCAGAAAAACAACATTCACCCTATTAAAAGCAGTACCTTCACGACTCAAAGTCTTCTGACCATAAATCATAACACCCTGACCCGGAATATTACAAATCGGGTTCACATTATTACCCTGTGCATCATCGTACATATACGCCCTATCACCCTGCGTAGGAGAATACTCAGACTCCAATATACCAGATAATAAACCTCGTATATTACCAGCAGGGGCATCCCAAAAATTACCATTCTTATGTGTATACGCATATCTTTCAGCAACAAAACAAGAAGGAGGAACCCACTTCTCTTCATCATTATATGCGTCTTTAGTCATTTGCCACGGATAACATAATTGTCCTCTTTTCTCGTTTAACGCAGATGTCGGATCATCTCCTCCTCCACCCGTGCCATTATGCCAGTCCACTATTTCATCAACAGTCTTACCAAAAGGTGCATCAATTAACGCCATAGAATCATCCCGCGCTGCCGCAATAGCAAGCAATTCAACTACAATAGACCTTTCTGTTCTTCCCGGAACGGCGAAATAATCTACAACACAATGTTCAGGATCACGGAACATCTGCAAGCCTTGTGCTACACCTCCAGTAATTATACCTATTACATCAGAAGTACTAGCAGGCGCACCATCATCCCCACCAACCAAATCAACAGGAGTAGTAGAGCTATACAACGCAGTCTGTAAATTCAAAACCGCCACTATAACCCATGCACTATTAGCGAGCATAGTAGTAACATAGTAATCACTTGTGTCATCATCCATGACAACACCCGAATAATCCTCTACCACTGTCTCGTACGACCTCACCTGTATCCTATAAGTACCAGTAGGACGAGACGCCGATACAATAATATCAATGTTATTACCGTCCGTACCAGCAGATTTAGCTGTTACTTGTAAAGCCTCTGTACCGCCCACACTGGCCAACACAACCCCCGTAGCAGTCGCATCATCCTCATCAGCAGGGTCGCCAGAAGCCGCACCATCCCACGTAGCAACACGCACTACCTTAAGTTGATTACCTTCTCGCAGATACCTCAAACCCGCATCAATGCCGTAATGATTATCTCCCGGCCTACCGAACGCAGAAATTAAACCTGATTCACTAGTAACCGTAGTAACCGAATTCAAAATGCCTTTACGTGCCGTAGTAACAATGCCAAAAATAGACGTAGCAGATACAACGGGAGAAACAGATTGGTCAAACTCCCGGACAAATACACCGGGGCCATTTGCAATTGTCATAAGACGCTCCTAAAATAACATAAAATTTTTCAATTTAATTTTAACTGGCTTCTAATCATCATCAGTAACCACTATCTCATCTATCAAAACAGGGCTATCTGGCTCTGTAATATCATATATATCTGCTTGAATATTCTGAATATTTCCCGCCTCCAATACAGGGGGCACAATCCAAGCATCTACTTCTATTGTATAAGATTTCCGTACTACCTTTTTTTCTCCCAAAGTGTCCGTAGCAATATCTATATTTATATTACTAAGTCTTACCATCACTAATCTTTCCCCCATAGGAAAAACATGATCCACAGTCAGGTAAGTAAAATTAGTAGTAAATTTCTGCATAAACTGGACACCGAGTATATCTAAATCTTCCTTTGTCCTTGTCCATATATCAACCTGATAGGTCAAGGTCAACGGTTGAGGGTACTGCATCCCATAAATAGTATCCCTGTCTGTGTTGGTATACATAACCTGCCATGTAGCATACCTACTACGGGACATATCATAAGCCTCCCCTACTAAACTAACAGAAAGTACAGGCAAAGGTATAACAGTTAAGGACTCTTCAGGTATGCCTTTTTTCCTTCTCTGCTTATTTAAAGATATTTCAACCTGATTAAAAACTCTTTCAGGGGAAGCAAAAACATTTACTATCGGTCTATTGTTATATCGTAAACTACCCGCAAAAGCCTTTACAGCTTTATCGTAGTTGGAATATATTTGTGTAAAATTATCAAGAGCCAAGTTATTTTATACCCGCAAAGAATTTTTGTCTGAAATACTTCATCTCTGTTTCGATAAATATAGGTAACTCCCCCCAATGAGATAATATAGGAATAAGAGAAGTCCCATACTCTAACATCTGAGGAAAATTAACAGGCAATTTATATTTTTTCAAAACTTCAGGATCAGAATACACACCAGAAGCATCTATTTTAATAGACTTGATATAACCCTTTATGTAGCTATTTTTATTAACCAAAAAAGGATAGGCTTTTTTCGCCTGCTCAGAAACCTCCCAGAGTTTCAGCAAAGCAGAAATGCGCTGCTTAAATTTCTGTACTACTCGTTTAAGTATGTCTTCAATATTTTCTTCAAAAGATTTCTTAAACTGCTGATTTAAATCTAATCTCTGAAAAGGGACTTCGCTTTTTATGTCGAAATCTGTCATAAGATACTATTTATTAAGTGGGATAATCTGATACTTTGTAAGTTATACTCTGCTGTTTGATACTATACTATTCAACAAGAGTTTAAGAAAAACCTATACACCAGCAAATTCAGCAGAATCTATCCGTCTACGTTCTGCTGTAAACTCGAAGAAGATTGGAATATCCGTGTTAGCAAAACTTTTGCCTCTACGAACTTCCTTAATCTCATACTCAAATGTTGAATACTCTACTAAATCATTTGGGTTCGCTAATACCTGAACCTCTTTTGTCTCTTCATTCAATACTGCCAGTCCCGCCTTTATCATGTCTGGGACTGAAATTGATACCTCAATATTTCTTATTTTTTCAAGACCAAACTTAGATTGCGGATGTGTTTCTTCACTAGGTGCTACAAACGCCCGTATTTGTATAATATCTGAAAAACGCTTTCTTGTTTCAGATATTTCTAAGTGAGTCTCGTCTATATCCTCTTCCGATATTATAATCTTCCTATACGGAACTAAAGGGTATAGGTATTTACACTGGCCTTCAACTAATTGATAAACCAGTTTTATATCTTTCAAAGATGGAAATGTTGTCTGCATGATTACCCAATTATAGCTGACAAAGGTTGTCTGTAGTCCTGCAACTTTTCCTCTACTTTTTCTAATTCCATCTGGGCTTGCTGTCTCAAATCAGAAGCATCTAAACTAAGAGTCCCCGCCGCTGTTTGAATACCTGCAAACTTCCCACGAATCATACTAAGAATCATCTTCGCATTTGCCACTACACCCATTAAAAACGAATTCTGCAAATTAGAATTCTGAGAAGCCCCAAGAGACGCTATATCAAAATCCCTAGTTAATACATATTGTATATCATAATTACCCCCACTGGTGGCAATATATAATTTCTTATTAGTCTCGTCCAATCGCCAGTCAGGGTCTACGCCACGTATCCGTCTAGTCATCTCAAAATGCTGTTTGAAAATCACCCAATCAGAATTTGCAAATCGAGGAGGCATAGCCCTAGCAAGATACTCAAAGTCAGACATATTTTCAAGATTGGTAATCGTAGAAGGGAACAGCACCTGAACAGACTTTACTCCTCTAACCCCTTCAGGTAAGTCTACGACTACCGTAGTAACGCCCAAAGAAACCATAGTAACAGTATTACTATCATCATCCTCTGTGCCGTAACTATGGGTTAATTGCAAATCATCCCAATAGAGATATTCATTGAACAGTTTTAGTGTCTTATCTATACACTGGTCAATTTGAGTATCCACCAGTTCTACTTCAACCGTAGGGTAGCCTAACTCCGTCAAGACATACTCACGGACAGTGGAACGATTCAAGGGAATTAAAGACATACTTTAAAAATCTTTCTTTACAGATGTATGCTTCTTTTTAATATGATTAGTCAAAGTTTTTTTCGACCTAAACTGTTTTCCACAAGTATTACATTTAAATAATTTAGGAATTTTCTTAATTTCAGGCTCTACTTTTGCAGGCTCTTCTACCTTAACAGGTTCAGGCTCTACTTTTGCAGGCTCTTCTACCTTAACAGGTTCAGGCTCTACTTTTGCAGGCTC